CGAATGTCCTGCTGATTGACCAGCAGGGCAACTCCAAGTTCGTCTCGAAGGGCCCCGACTGGAAGCCGCCGCCGAGCCCGCAGGCCGGCCAGGCCATCACGCCTGATACGACCGCGCCGTACGTCGTCACCATCGGCGACAACGGCCAGCCGGTCTTCACCCAGAACCAGAATCGCCAGAGCATCAGCGACGCCCAGAAGGCGCTGATCCAGCAACTGGGCGGCAAGGTCGCCGACGGCAGCATGTCCGAGGACCAGGCCAAGAACCTGATCCAGGAGATGACGCAGGCGATGACCGCGCAGGCCTCGCAGCAGAACGCCCAGGCGAACATGCTGCAGGCCCAGACGCAGCGGCAGCAGCTGGGCGTCACCGCGGCGACGCAGGCGCTGCAGGGCGTCCAGCAGGGCGCGCAGACCGGCGCGGGCCTGCTGCAGAACCGCGTCACCGCCGCGACGGGCGCGCTGAACAACGCGATGAGCGCGATCGCCGGCTCGAAGATGACCTCGGCCCCGTCGGGCATGGGTGCCAACCTGGTCGGCGGGCTGCAGGAGTGGGTGACGCAGCTCGGCGGTGGCCAGCCGGTGTACGACTCCGCCGCGGCGATGGTCAACCAGGCCAACCCCGCGGTCAAGGGTGATCCGAACACGGCGCAACAGGCGTACGCCGCGCTGCGCGGGGCGATGGATTTGTACAAGCAGCAGACCGGCCAGGACTACGTGCCGCAAGCGCAGCGCCAGTTCACCTCGCCGACGACCACGCCCGAACAGGCGACGGCCAACCTGCAGGCCTCGGCGCCACCGGTGACGACACCGCCGCCGGCGCCGACAGGTTCGCCGTACACGTCCTATCCGAATCAGGTGCCTGGCCAGAATTACGGCGCCGCGACCGCGTATCCGACCCCGCAACCCATTCCGAACGTGCCCGTGGGCTATCAGGCTCAGCCCCAGCCAATCCCCAATGTCCCAGTCGGGTACCAACCGCAGTTGCAACCCATCCCGAACGTGCCGATCCCACCAATCAACCGATTCGTTGCGCCGGTGACTGCCTGATGCCTGACAATCCGCAACTCGCCGCCTTTATCGATCAACTCTCGGGTGCCGTTGCCTCGGGCAACATGCAGAACGTCCAGGAGGCGATCCGCGAGTACAACCTGAGCTACGCCAACAACGTGGCCCAGTTGTACGGCCAGAACTGGGGGCCTGGCCAGCCGGCGCCCATCGGCGCCTCCACGCTCGCCGCGGGCCAGCAGTTCGGCAGCATCGGCTACATCCCCGGCTACACCGGGCCCGACGTTGGCCAGACGCTCTCGCAGATCCAGGGCGCCGCATCCATGGCGCAGGCTGGTGCCGGCCTGACCGGCTGGTACGCGGCGCCGTCGCAATCCGAGTTTTCCCCGGGGACGTTCGTGCGGCTTGATCCGAGCACGTACGACACCAACCAGTACGGCGATACCCAGATCAGCTACGTGCTGCCGTCGGGCCAACTGCAGCGCGTCAGCACCACCCAGGCGCGCGCGATGGGCTGGAACGGTGACACGAGCAGCATGCCGACGACCTCGGCCCAGCACGCGCTGGAGCTCGAGCGGGCGCCGCCCTCGCAGTTGCCCGCCCAGACCCTGCAGGGCCTGACGACGTACAGCAACCTGAACACCCAGGCACAGAACCAGGCACTGGCGCAGGCGGGCGTGACGGGCATGTACAACGCGCCCGCCGCCATCCAGCCGCCCGGTACGAACTGGGGCGGTGCCAAGTTTTCCGACCTGCCGCCCGACGTGCAGCGCGCGTACTACCTGTCGCGCGGCTCGGACTGGAACGCGGCGATGAACGCCTGGGTCCAGGACAGCAACGCGGCGATCCAGGCCGCCGGCGGCGGACCGCCAGGGGCCGGCACGCCGCAGGAGACGCTCGCGGCACAGCAGCAGTACTTCACGCAGGCCAACGCGCTTGCCTCGCAATTCGGGCAGTACTACGCGCCGCTCGCGCCGGGGCAGACTGGCCAGGCGGGTGTCACGGGACCGCAGCAAGGGCAGCTCACCCAGTCGATGCAGGAGCAGCTGTATCGCCAGCAACTCGACGCCATCAATGCCGCCGCGGCCCTGCAGGCCAATCCGTTCCGCCAGGCGCAGGTGATTGGCCAACTGGGCGGCTTGCTCGGCGGCCAGGGCGTGGCCGGCTTCCAGGCGCCCAGTACCACCAACCAGACCGACTTCAGCGGCATGGGCAATATGCAGCAGATGCTGAACGACATCCGCGCCGGCGGCGTGCAGACGGGCGGCCAACCTGGCGCGCCGCAGTTCCAGCCGCAGCAGTGGGCCCAGACGGGCGGCCAGCAGGTCAATCCCACGGGCATGTGGAACGGGCCGAAGAGTGGCGCCGCGTGGGACCAGTACCAGCAGCAGCAGGCGGCGCAGCAGGCACAGGCGGGGCAGATGATGCCCCAGTCGAGCGGCGGACTGGGGATGGGCTACTTCGGCAGCCAGCAGCCCGCCCAGATGTTCGGTGGGCCGCCGTACCAGACCCAGCAGTACAACTACGGCGGCCAGGTTGTCACGCCGAACTGGGGCACACCCAACGTGGCCAATCTGCAGCAGACCATCGACGACATCCGCGGCGGCGCCGGCGCCACCAACAGCTACGACCCGCAGAACGTGCTCAACGCCATTCCGACACCCAACAAACTGGACTCGGTCAATTTCTATCGCTCGAGTCCGGGCACCCAGAACATGATCCTGCAGGGCATGCAGGAGAAATACGGACTTGCGCCGCAGGAGTCGCTGGCGCAGATCAAGAACACGATGCCGACCTTCAACGCGCCCACCACGTTCGGCCAAATCAAGGGGTAGCCGTGCCACTGCTGGGCGGCAAAGCCGCGAAGACGAAGGCGGGCATTAGTCAGAACATCCGCACCGAGATGAAAGCGGGCCGGCCCCAGAAGCAGGCAGTTGCGATCGCCCTGAGTCAGGCGAGAAAATCGCGGCCGACGAAAGCAAACAAGTCCCGATGACGATGGACCTGCGGCGCTCGACGCACCCCGACCTGCTCGATGAGCTCGACGCCGCCGTCGAGCCGGCGCCGGACGAGCGCCGCCCGCGCCGCCGGCGCACTGGCACCTCTCCGCCGGACGCTCCGCCTCCAGAGCCGACGGCGGAAACTCCACCCGAGGTGGCGGACGGTTCGGCTGATCAGCCTGGGTCCGAGCCAGCCGAACCGACCCCGCCCGAGACACCGGAGTGGATGAGCGCGGTCGACGCGACGACCGATCCGCGCGAAAAGCTGCGGCTGCTGGTCAAGAACGTCCCGCGCGATGAGATGGAGCAGGACGACGTGCTGCGCGGCTGGCTCGGCGACTACGCCAATCAGCGCGCGCGGCGCATGCTCGAGGACCAGGATCGGCAACGTCAGGATCGCGAGCGCCAGCAGGCGTACGACCGCGGCGACCTGTATACCCTCGGCCAGCTCGACGCGGCCAACCTGCAGCAGCAGCGCCAACTCGCGCAGCAGCAGGCCGAGATCGAGGCCAACCCGTACATGGTTGGCATTCGCAATTTCCAGAGTGCCCTGCCCGAGTCAGTGCAGCGCGAGGTGCAGGGCCGCCACTACGACAGTTTCGGCGCCTATCTGTCCGCCGTCCAGGACGCCGCGATTCGCCACGGGGTCTCGGAAGAAGTCAGGAAGCGCTCGAGCGCCATCGAAAAAGCGAACCTCTCTCAGACCGTCGGCAGCGAGATGTCGCCCGAGCTAGACGGAGGACCTGCGCAGGCGTACCGCGAGATCACGGACGCCCAGGTCGCCGCCATGACGCTCGAGGAGTACGACCGCTACTTCGACGACAAGGGCCGCCCCAGGCCTGGCGTGCGCGTCAGCCTGACCCGCGGCATCGACGTGCGTCGCGAACAGCGGCGTTGATCTCTGCCCACGGAAAACCGTGGGTGACGTTCGAAAGGAATACCGCCAGTGGCCACTGGTGCAAGTGAATTTGTCGACAAGACGATCGCCGACGGCGTCTTCTCACCCGACATCTGGTCCAAGCAGGTCCTGCGCGCGACCGAAAGCAACCTGGTCTTCGCCAAGTGCGTCAACCGCGGCTTCGAGGACGACGCCAGCGTCGGCCGGACGGTCAAGGTCGCCTCGGTTGGCAACGTCGCCGCGCGGGCGAAGACCGAGAACACCGCTATCGTCTACGAGACGGTCGCCGAGACTGCGACCACGATCACCCTGAACATCTGGGATTACGCCGCGGTCGGCATCGAAGACATCGTCAAGGTCCAGTCGATCGTCGATGTGCAGAACGAGTACCAGATGAAGATGGGCTACGCCATCGCCCGCGACATCGACTCGAAGCTCGCGTCCGACGTGGCCGGCTTCACCCAGACCGTGGGTACGCTCGGCACCGCGCTCGCCGACGTTGACGTGATCCGTTCCAACCAGTACCTGGACGACGCCGACGCGCCGGCCGACGACCGTTTTCTCATTCTGAGCCCGGCGGAGAAGGCCAACAAGATTGGTCTCGACCGCTGGTCGAACGCCCTCTATGTCGGCAACCCCAAGCCGGCGGTGACCGGTGCGCTCGGCGACATGTACGGCATGAACCTGTTTGTCACCACCAACCTGGTCAAACCCGCCGGTGGCCAGGCCAACAACTTCGCCTTCCAGCGGGAGGCGCTCGCGCTCATCGTGCAGCGCTCGCCGAAGATGCACCTCTTCTACGACATCGACTTCTTCACCTGGAAGCTGGCCAGCGAGGTCATCTACGGCCACCAGATGATGCGGCCGACATTCGGCGTCTGGGCGAAGGGCATCGGCTGAGATGGCCGCGGACACAGGCCAGTCGCTGCTCGAACGGCTGGAGCAACGCGCCGCGCCAATCGAGGGCAATCCCGCGGTTGGCCTGACGTACAACTTCCCACTGGCGTGGTATCGGCGCCCCGACGGCGACATCGTCCAACTGCAGAGCGACCCCAACAATCGCACCATGTACGAGAACCTGGGCTTTGTCATGCTGCGGCCGTCGGAGGCGCGCGAGTGGACCGGCGAGGTCAGGGCGGGTGTGCTGGCCGAGCAGCGCAAACGCGCCGGGCTGATCACCGCCATCCGCCGCATTGCGCAGCGCGTGCCGCAGTACGTGCTCGACGAGGACCAGGACAACCCGTTCAGTCTGCGCACCACGGCGGAGCTCGAGGAGATCTTCGAAGACGCGAAGGCGCAGACCGGGCTCAAGCTGCGCCTGCCCCCAGACAAGCCTGAGCCCGCGCCCGCGACAGACACGCGCATGGCGGGCGTCGAGACGCACATGAGTATGGAAGAGCTCGATTCGAAACTGCAGCGTGGGCGTGGCTACGACCCGCTCCGCGAAGCACGGAGGCGCCCATGAGCGCATGGCTGGACGCGGCCCAGGCCGCGCAACAGGAGCCCGTCGGCACACCGCCGGGCAACCTGTACTTCACCTACAAACGACCGGACGGTGACACCTTCATCGGCTCCGCGGCCAACGCCGAGATGTACCTGCGCCAGGGCTTCACCGTCGAGGGCGAGCTGACCATCGACGACACCAATGCGTTTCGCGACGTGGTGAGCCCGGGCTCGGGCGAGCCGCCGGCGTCCGGCGTCGCCGTCACCGAGGCGACTGCGAACTCTGGCGCGATGCCGGCTCCGCCACCGGCGCCGTAAGCCATGCCGATTGCAGGGCAGGGTGCCGCGGGCGGGCTGTGGACGCACACGCCGGTCGACTACGCCGCGGACCTGGGCAATACGAAACCCGCAACGTGGCCAACGGACGCGAGCGCTGGCTCGAGTGGCGCCGGCAAGGGCTCGCGGCCGCAGGGTGCCGTCGTGGCGCCGACCGGCATTACCGGCACACCCGGACCCACTCAGGCAACGATCGGTTGGACGACCGCCCTGCCCGGCGACTCGCTGGTCGAGTACGGCACGACCACCGCGTACGGCAACACGTTCTACAGCGGCACGGCGGTGACCACTCACGGCGTGGTCGTGACCGGGCTCACCAGCGCGCAGCTCTACCACTTCCGTGTCTCGAGCCAGGGGCCGGGTCTGTACGCGGTGAGCGGCGACCAGACGGTGACGCCGACCTGAGTCATGGACCACCGGCCCGGCTGCACCTTTGGCCCTGGCTTTTATCGCATTGAATTGATCTCGGGCGCGCGGCGGTATTGCCAGACCGAGGAGGAGGTCAAGCGCGCGTACGCGCTGCTGCTCACCGACACCATCCGCCGCGTCGCCAGGGACGGCTATTGCCTGGACCCGCTCGAGCGCGCCGCGCCGGACGTCGTCGAGGGCGAGCGGTTTCTGGCGATGCCGCAAACCCAGGCGATGGACGAGCTGGGCATCGGCGAGGCGGAGTACGTCACGGCGTACCGTGCCGTCGAGGACGCGGTCCTGGCGCGCGATCGCGCGGTGGCGGCGGGCTCGCCGGACCGTCCGCCGATCGTGATCAAAAAGAAGGGCAAACGGGTGCTTGACGTATGACGCAGCCGGCGGCGACACAGCCGACGAACCTGCTCGCGACGCACACCAACGGGCTGTGGGTGCACACCGGCCAGATCATCGTCACCTGCAAACTCGACAACGGCACGGTGGTCAAGTTGACCATCCCAGACGATCTGGTGCGCCTGCTGAGCCTGGACGCGCTGGAAGACCTGAAGTACGGCAACTGAGCCATGCCGACACTGCAGCAGTACCGCTCGACCTTCAGTGTCGAAGCAGGTCCCTATATCGGCCCGGATTCGTACGACGTGCGGGCGATGGGCGGCTCGACGGTGAGCCAGTTGTTCTGCCACGCGTATCCGATCGAGTCCGGCATCCCACAAACCGACCAGTTGATCGACCGTCCGCTGTACCGCCCGCAGGCCGTGCAGCAGACCGACCGCCACCGCTACGTGCAGGCGTACGACCCGTCGCAGGGCTTGATCACGCCCGACCTGGTG